GTTTTATCTCCACCAAAATCAATAGTAGCAACTGATTTATTACTATCACTTGAGTTGTAAATCATACAACCTCTTGCAGTAATTGTTGCTGTACTAAATGTTAAATCTGCAAAGTCAGTAAAAGCTGTAGTACCTGAACTTGTTGGAGTAACATTAGTTAAGTTAGCGCCACCTGAAGTGTAGTTAGTACCAGATGCTTGACCTGTAGTAGTAAACGAAGTGGTGGTTGCACCTAAAGTAGCTGATGAAGTATATAAAGCTAATTTAAAAGTGTCTCCACTTGAGTTAGTAAAATTATGATTGCCAAGCAACAATTCTTTTTTAAAGCTTGTTGTAAGTGTTGATGTAATTGCCATAGTTATAGTTTCCTAATTAAATCAGCAGCTTCTTTGAAACCTGCTTTATCTAATTGATTATTAATAGTAATCCTATCAGATTTTATAGCATTTTGCATATACTGTTCAATAACTTTTTGAATGTTGTCTTGAAACGATTTTATTTGTTGTTGTATCTCTTCTGGCGCTTCTTCGCTTACAGAAATAATTCTTTTTATGCAAAGATCTGACCAAAATTCTATAGGATGACCGCCTTCACTTGTTGTATGAACTTCAATCATGCCTAGTTCAGGACCAGCTTTATAACTTATTACCATTTATTAGGTTCTCCTACTTGATTTTTTTTAAGATGACTATCGTGTTTATCAATTAACATAGGCTCCTGTTTTACTCTTTTGACATCTAAATCGCTTAATTTTTTTACTTCTACAGCATTTTCACTTTGCATTATTACAAAAGGATCAGCTAGCCTATGATAACCGTATAACTTTTGCTCTGCTGGCACGTTAGTATCTAATAACCCACTACTATGAGCCACCTCTATTTGCATGCCTGCAGAAACACATTTAGACAACCAAAACTCACAACAAGCTCTGCCTGACTCTGCAAAATGTAAATTTCCTTTATAAGAAAAATCAATACCAAATAATTTTAAATTAGCTACCTCATTCCAGTAGGCAAAAGCTATAGCGTAGGCAACAGTATTGTTAAGATAAAAACAACTGGTTTCTTCTACAACTTCTTTTATTGGATAGTCAACAAGTCCTGGACAACGATCATCTAACTCACACGTATATATTGGACCCTCATGCTCTTTTAAAAGTTTTGACATGCTATCAGTTTGACCACCAGCATCATCGGTATCTAGGAACCTAGATGCAGGATCCATCATAAATACTCTATCGTGAAAAATTACAGATGCTACTGCGTTGATAGCCCACACTTCATCAAAGTGAGTTCCATGAGATTTAGCAAGGTCGTAGTCAAACCAGCTTTTTCCCATCCCTACAATAGCGACAGTTTTGCCTTTAAGGCTTTTAATTTTTTTCATTTACTCTCCTTTTTTACGAAACAGAAGTTCGTAAAGAATCATAACGGTACTCGTCTCTTCTTCCTCTTGCCTCTGCTTGATTTTTTAATCTTAATATTTCTAAATTAAATCTTTGTTCGTACAAATTCATTAAATCAGCTTCACCTTTCATAAAGGTATATGCTTCAACCAAACAACCGTAAAGTAATGCATTTCTTGCATGTTCTGATATCCAAGTTCCTGTTGTGTCAGTTACTAAAGAGTTTGGACGATAAAGATAGTGTAATTCTACTTCATAATTTTGATCTGGAACGGGGGCTATAATAATTGTTGATTCTTTTGTGCCTGTATGTAAATCTTTATCAAAGTCACCATAGTAAAGGGGCAGTCCATACTTAGTGCTATCGGTTGGATCAGGACAATATTCCTGCATAAAACTTGTATGTTTTTTATCTAAAAATGTATAGTCTCCGCTGCTTATTACAGCTAAAGAAAAAGATTGTTCGAAATCGTCAGGGGTTGTTAAAAATCTAGAACCTAAAGTTACCTGACCTTTTACATTTTTTCTAAAATAATCAAATTGAACTAATCCAAAGATTCTGTCTTCAGTATTTTTTATAAAATCATCTAAAGTTGCTACAAAAGTAGTTTCAGTATTCTGAACATAATTTTGTATTAATGTTTTTAATTCAGATAATGTTAATGGGCTACTCATTTTTACGTGTTAATTTGACCACCCATACCAGAGTGATTAGTACAATAATAGTAAAGTGTCGGAGCGCCTGATGCAACTTCTATTTGAGTATATGCACCAGAACTACCTGGAGTGCCGTTTGTCGTAACTCCTGTTGTATATTCGGTACCTCCTGCATGCGTTCCGTTTGATGTAGTAGAAAATCTTAATGGATGCCCACTATTACTGCTATCTGATTGATCGAATCTGTAAGTCTGTCCTTCGGTCAAGCTTAAAGTTGCTTGTCTAGATCCATTTATATAGTAATAATTAGCACCATAATATTCGGCAACGGTTACAGTATAAGTTGTGACTGATGGTGCGGGTGTAGGCGCAGGTGTAGGGCTTGGAGTCGGGGTAGCGGTACCTGATGTGTTAATTACTAAACTTCCTAATGAGGATGTCATCTTACTTACAGAAAAATTTGTAGGCAAGATTGAATCATTCATAAAGTCATTTTGAAATATGTTTGAATTTGTAACAACGACAAAACCCTCTCCAGCCTCTGTATCATTATTTGGCCTTGGTTTATATAAAGCTTCTGGATCAGATGGATGTGGTTGCGGTTCTAATTGAGGATGTTTAGGCTCATAACAACTAGGACAAACCTTAAAGCCTGTCCATTCTTCTTTTAGTTCGTGTAACTTATATTCAAAAGAACATCTATCACACAAACCCTTAGCAAATTTACCAAGAGCATATGTCATTTTAGTTCATCCTTATTCTTGGTCTTATTTTAAAAGATGCTCTATCTTCGTCTTGATCGGCAGCTCTTCTGAATTCTTCCTCGTATATAGCTTTTAACTGAGGTGTTAATTGTGGAGCTTTTTTAAGAGATAGATAGTATGCTAACCCCGCTGCAAAACAAGGATAAAACCTAAACGGCATATCCATAGTATTAATTGCAGTATCAGCATCATCCATTCTTACTATTTTATTAAAAACTAAAATGTCAGTTGAGTTTTCTGGAGCTGGCCATATTTTTAATACAGGTATTACCGCTTTATCTAAAAAATATTGAGTAGGTCTAGCTTCTGTTGTTTTATTTGGAATGTTTAAGTATTCAGAACGCCCTACTCTGCTCATAGAGATATCAGTTTGAGTGTTATTAACCGTTCTCCTTATCACTACATCTAATATATCAATAACATTTGAATTTAAAGTATATTCAGTAGTTCCTTTTGTAACTGTTTGAGTATCTTGATCTATAGTCCATTGATTTAAACCACGATTAGCCCACTCAGCAAGCATTAAATTAATAGATCTTCTAGCGGTTTTTAAGTCATAACCAGTACGCAGCTCTAAACCACACCTTTCAAATGCTTCCTCAACGAACTCTGCTACATTTGGTTCAAAATCTGTACTACTTGAAGTTGTCATTATTTTTTACGCTTTGTTTTTTTTAGACTTTTTTCAATAACTTTTGCTTGCGCAAGATGAGTTTTAGAAGCTTTTTTTAATCCACTAATTAATTTCTTTTTTTGCGCAACTGTTAATTCTGTCATTATTCATCCTCGTTATATAGGTTATCAAAAACCCTGTTGACATCTAAGGTATAGTCTAAATCAGATTTAGAATAATGTATATGTTGAGATGGTTTGAAATCAGGCGCACCTTCACCTGTAACGAACCAGGCGGGGTGTGTAACCCTTACTCTATTGTTTGGTAAGGCTACAATATTTCCTGTCCACTCACCAGCGTCTAGAAGCTCTAAAACATGACTGCTTTTGTGTTGTGCTGGATCGTCTGCTATTTCACTTTCAGAATAATCAACCGTAAAGTAATACTTTGCTGGAAAGATCTTACCGTCTATCTTTGCTAGCCAGGGACAAGGTGTTGCTCTGTTCATTACATATACTGAATTATGATGTGATGCACAATCCCAGGGCTGAGCATCATGAACTGACATGGGTTTTGCAAAATCATCTACTAAAGTATCTGCAACTAAAGCTGTAATCGGCATTCTAGCCCACATGGCACCGCCATGTATGTTGCCTTCATCCCAATCATCACAATTTGATTCTTCTCCAGTAAAAATTACATGAAAGCTTAAACATCTGTTAGGCATGGTTGTGACACCAATAGCCATAGCATGAATAAACTCACCATGATATTTTTCGTGGTTATGCGTGTACTCCCTTCTTACCCAGCATTTAAAATGGGGTATGTTACTGTATAAATATGGCACTAATTAAGAATTATTAAACCTTCTTCTGTTTGCGTTACCAGCCATAACTGATCCGCCTTTAGACATCATCATTTTTGAGCTGCCTTTAGATTTATTCATTTTGCTGTTGCCTTTGGATTTTACTCCTCCGCCTGCAAATTTTTTCATCTTGCTGTTGCCTTTAGATTTTACTCCTCCACCTGTGGATTTATACATTTTAGCTCCGCCCTTAGAGCCAACTCCTCCACCTTTGGATTTATACATTTTTTTTCCGCTTTTCGAATTTTTACCCATTATTTTTTACCTTTTTTAACTGTTTTTTTCTTTGCAGGAGCTTTTTTCTTTGGCATATTTATGTAAATACGGTTATCAGAAACAGGCTCATCTGGTCTAACTTTTGCATTAAGTCTTGCTTGAATTTTTGGATCTACTTTATCTTTTTTCTTTGTTGGCATACTTTCTCCTAACTCATGGTTGTTACTTTTCTTTTTCCTTCCATAACAGCTCCACAGCCTTTAGCTATAAAACCGCCATTTTTTAACTTTACTCTATTTTGTTTTGCCATAGCTTTTTCGATAGCCATACCTCTTTTTTCCTCATAAGAATTAATTTTGCCATCTTTATTCAGGTCAGCTTTTTCTGGGTTTTTTAATTTTGCCATTTTTTTATTTTATCTTAACCTATCTTTCATAACAACGCCCTGCCCTCTAATAGTTATATGACGTTTTTTTGCTACAGGACCACCTTTACGTAATTTATTGGAAACCATAATTGGTTTACCTTTTCTATTTGGATTTGGATCTTTTTTTCTTTTACGTGCAACTAATTTAGCTCTTTCCTCTTTAGACATGCCTTCAGCTTTTTTGCGAGGCAAACACTTAGGCTTACCTTCTGCTTCTTTTCTGTTGCCACATGATCCTAGTATAGATCCATCGGCCCCAATTCTTACCCAATCCTCATCTAGCCACGATTGAAGTTGCCCCATTATCTAAGCCTTTCCTTCATAACAATACCTTGTCCACGTATGCTTACAAAGCCACCTGTAGATTTTTTAACTCTTTTCTTTTTTTTAGAGCCTTTAGCATAATTAGGATCTTTGCAATATTTTGATGCAGCAAGATTAGCATATGCGCTTGGGTAAACATCAAAAGTTCTTTTAGCCCAAGCTTTACCTTCAGGACAAATTTTACCTTTACTTTTTACCTTTTTAGCCATTACTTGATTCTACCAGCTTTTTTTCTAATTGCATCTTTGCCCCTTCTAAATATTTCTGCCTGCCTAGGCTTGCCTCCATACTTAGATCTTTGTTCACCAACTGTTAGTATTTGAATTAATCTAGCAAATGGTTTTTTTGTTTTTTTTACTTTTGCAACAGTATCTCTAGCATCTTGTACTGTTGCATATTTAATGGAAACCGTATCTTTTGGATTTTCATCGGTATATAACCTTCGACCTGAACCTTTTGGTTTTTTACCTGTACCTACCTTTGGATCTTTTTTTGACATTTAACAATCCCAATCTCTCCTAGCCCAATAA